TGACAGCGATATAATCGACTGGGGGAACGCGACCCCGCATGTGTTCTGGGCGGCGGGTCCGGTTGCGAATTACATTCGGCTGTACTGGACCGCGGCGGACAACCTTCGGCTTGAAGTCCAGGTCGGCGGAATCGCATCTTCGGCGGACTGGGCGACAGGCGGCGGCGCGATTGTCGCGGGGACAACCTATACCGTCCGGGTCTTTTACACTGGGGTTTCAATATATCTTTATGTCGACGGCGTTTTGAGGATCACGGTTTCCCCGGCGGCTGGGATCGACTTTACGGGCGATATCCCCCAGGGCATGTTCTGGGGATCGAACGCAACCCCAGCCCAGCATGTCGACGCAACGTTCGCGCGACCATAGGAGAATATCATGGCGGACTATGTCAAAAAGTACAGGCTTTCCCGATCGCCGACGGCGCGGAACGACGGTTCTGGGCATGTCGACCATGACATTTACGCGATCGCGGCGGTTCAGGGGTCCGACGAATGGTTTATCATTCCCGGGCGGCACAAAACGATCAGCATTCCGGCGGCGGATCTGTCCGCGGCGCTGGCTTCGGGGACGAATCCCCAGAAGGTCCAGGCATACAAAAACCTTTTGGCGGCAAACCTGAATACGATTCCCGAACCGATTACTGGCTGGGGACTGAATGAACTTGAAATGCTTCTGGACAATAACGACGCGGCTTCGGCGGCGGCGGCTGAAGCAGACGCGTTCATTCAGACGGTCGCGGGATCGTATCCTGTCGATTTCAATATGTAAGGGGTTGTCATGTCTGATTACTGTTCAACAGCCGAAGTCAAAAATCAGATCGAAAAGGAAGGCGCAGACGCGGACGTCGCGATCGCAAAGCTTGTAACAGCGGCTTCCCGGACGATCGACGGCTTTTGTAATCGTCCCGACAACTATTTTCTGGCGGCTGAAGCGACGAAATACTATTTCGGGACCGGACAGCCATGGTTACGGGTCGACGAATGCGTTTCGATTTCGGCGGTTTACCTGAAAGACGCCATGACCGATACGACGTATGAAACCCTGTCGAACCCGTCAACCCCCTGGGCTGGGGACGGCGATTATTTCCCGGGAAACGGGGATCATAGGCGACCCCAGCTAAAGACCCCTTATAACCTTCTGTTCCTGGATCCGAATGGAGACTATTCGATCTGGACAAAGGGGGACATAAAGTTCAGGCTGTTTACTGTCAAGCTGACCGCGGACTTTGGCGGTTATGCGGCGGTCCCGGCGGACATAAAGGAAGCCGCGATTATGCAGACGGCGCGTTGGTGGAAGCGGCTTCAGGGGGGAATGGCGGATTCGCTGGCTTCGATCGAACTGGGACAGCCGACGTTTCTTCAGGAACTGGATCCCGACGTGAAAATGATCCTGATCCTGGGTCGACATGTGAACCCGGCGATATAATGTCCGGCGTCGACGTCGAAGTAAAGGGGTTGAAAGAAACCCAGAAGAAGCTTGAACAGGTCGCGCGCGACTTGGGCGGCGCGGGTCAAGTTCCAGGACGTCAATTACAGTCCGCGGTCGCGCGGTCCATGCTATATGTCGAAGGGAAGGCAAAGAAGAAGGTCCCGGTCGATCGCGGGCGGCTTCGCGCAAGTATCACGCCTAAAGTCGAACAGCCGAACCATACAACGATCCGCGGCATTGTTGGATCAAATGTGAAATATGCCCCATATCAGGAATTCGGGACCCGTCCATTCTGGCCCCCATGGGAACCGATTTATAGATGGGCGCTTCGCGTTGTCCAGGGGGACCGGAAGGCGGCGGGCGCGTTGGCATACAAGGCGCGGCTGTCGATCGCGAAACGCGGAATCAAGGCAAAGAAATACTTTCAGGAAGCGTTCGACGAAAGTCAAGCCCGGATCAAACGTGAAATCGATCGGGCTGTCAAGGCGATTACGTCAAGGTAAGGGGACATGGCGCTAACGATCGGACAGGCGGTTACAGCGGTTCACGACGCGTTCGTCGGCTTGACGGTTGGCGGCGATCCCTTTTACCTTCAGGATTACGACGAACTGAAGGAAGGGATCCATGACCTTCCGACGATCCAGTTTTACCCCGAAACGCTTGAAGTTGATTCGCGGACAGAAACCGATACCCATACGCTGAACAAGTCGGTCCGGGTCCATAGGTTAGTTGTCCGCATGGACGTTTACGCGGACAGGCGGAATCATCTTGACGAAAACATGGAACGGCTTGTCGACGTCTGGGACGCTGTAGAAGACGAACTGGAAACGGAAGCGGGCTGTCCGGCATTCGGCGTCGAAACGATTCGAAGCGTACACTGGACATGCGAACGGGTCATTTTCGATTACACCAACACTTCCCCAGCGACCGAATACGCGGGGATCCGATACGAACTAGAACTGGAAATCTTCTAAATGGACGAACTTTATATCGTTCTGAAGAACCTGGATTACAAAGGCGGGATCGTCCCAAAGGGAACGGTCATGTTCCTGGACCTTCCCCGGGAAAACCTGGACATTCTTGTCAACGTCGGCGCGATATCGCCCTTTGGGACCCCACCTTTTGACGTTCTTCCAGGTTGGCGATATCGGGCGAAGCGGCTGAAGAGAAACGGAATCACGGTTACAACGTTCCTTTATCGGAACGATCAGGACTTGGCGCATGCGCTGTCCCTACCGACGGGACTTGTTCGGCGTTGGCGGCGCGAACTAAAGACGGCTTTAGGCGTTGATCCAGACATTTCCCCCAGGGGAAAATCTGGATGATGTAATCAAGATTCGGGTCCGGCGGACCCATAGGAGCAAAGGAAAATGCAGACAAGCGAAGCTGTAGCGTTGGGTTGTGGAAAGCTGGAAATTGACGTCGGTTGTAACGGCGCCTGGGTCGACATTTCCGGTTCTTCGACGTCCCTGGACCCGATTTCCCAGGATCGCATGACAGGGGAAGCGTACACCCTGGACGGCATGCGACCGATCATTCGCGGCGGAAAGAAACAGCCTTTTGAAGCCGTTGTGACGATCGTATATACGGAAGTCGCGGGCGAAGCCTGGGAAACCATCGAAGACGCATGGGACGCGGCAACATGCACCCCCATGGTTTGCTTGCGTTGGTCCCCGAAGGGCGGCGCGGTTGGGGAAAAGCAGTATCGGATCCCGAACGGGGTCCTTTCTCAGATCACGTTTCCCAACATGGACGCGTCCGCGGGCGGACCGATCGCGGCGGGCTTTGTTGTCCGCGCGGGTTACGTCGAACCGACGGTCATTTCTAGCTAGTAGAAAGGCGTTACAATGCCAAAAAGAAAGCAGACGGTCCAGGCATGGACCCGGGAAGCCCAGGGCGCTGATTCATGGGTCGAATTTATCCCTGTCACAGTTGAAGAAAGCCTGGGGCTTGTCCCGAATTCCATGCGATCGGAAGACGAAACGCGGCTTGACGAACTTCGAAATCGCGTTTTGCGCTGGAACTGGGTCGACGTCGAAGGGAATCCCCTTCCCCAACCGGAAGAGGATCCCGACGTCTGGAATTCATGTACAGCCGCGGAACTGGCGATTCTGTCGCGGATCGTCCTGGGCATGCCAACAGCGGACGAACTAAAAAACTGAAGGGCCGTTTCTGGGACTTTATGAATCGCCCAGACGTTCATGAACCCCCGGCGGAATGGCTTTTGTTGTCATTCTGTCGGTTATACCCAGGAACGACCCCTGATCAGATCCGAAAGGAAGCCTGGGAACCCGTATCCATGCATGCGCGAATGGCGAACTGGGAAGCGGAATTTCAAGAATTCCGAAGGAAATTGAATGCCAGAACGTAATCGCGTTCAAGTCGACATTGTCGTCAAAACCGAAGGCGGAAAGATCGTCGCTGAACTAAGCGACACAATGGGCGACGTCGGCGAACAATTTGAAAAGGTCGCGGAAAAGGGATCGAAATTCCAGTCCGCCATGGATAGCATAACGCGCGGCGTCTTTGAACGCGCGGGGCAAATGGCGACGGAATTCGTCATGCAGATCCCCAAAATGACCGCGGAACTATTCAAGCTGGGAACGCAAAGCGAAGCGACAGCCCTTCGATTCGAACGGTTCGCGGGCGGCGCGGACCGGGCGGAAATGTTCCTTCAGGCGTTCCAGAACGCGACGGACGGAACCGTTTCGCGCATGGCTTCCATGCAAGGCGCGTCGAAGCTGTTACAAATGGGGCTTGTCGAAACGTCCGACGAAATGGGGACGGTCGCGGCGATCACGACAAAGCTGGGCGATCAAACCATGTCCGCGGGCGACCGGATCGGGGACTTTGCGGCGCTGTTGGCGAATCAGTCGATCCCCCGGCTTGACAACTTTGGGATTTCGTCGGGTCGCGTTCGTGCGCGGATCGAAGAGCTTCAGGCGTCGATCGAAGGATTGTCCCGGGAAGAAGCGTTCAAGATCGCCGTGATCGAAGAAGGAAACAAGGCCCTTCAGATCCTGGGCGATACAACGGATACCGCGGCGGTCAAAATGGACAAGCTAAAAGCCGCGACCGAAGACGCAAAAGAAGGGCTGGGGCCTCTGCTTCTGGGCGTTGTCGAAAATACAGGCGGGGTTGACGATCTGGCGGCGCGGATCCGGAACATTCCGACGGCGCTTCAGCAAGTCGTTATCATGGCGGGCGCGACCTATGACGGTTTGGCGGCGCTGAACAAGCTGAAGAACCCGTTCGAAGCGTTCAATAATAGCATGAAACGCGGCGCGGCGTCCATGGTTGACTGGAACCATGAAAGCGAACTGTCCCGTTATCGTCAATATCACTTGAACGAAGCGGTCGAAGACGGCGCGAAGGAAATTCAGCGTATTTCGTACATGGCTGAAGACGCTTCCGTTTCACATGGGGACTATGCGCGATCAGCCGAAGATATCGAAAAGGCGATCGAACGCGCGACCCCGGCGGTCGAAGACTTTAGGAAAGCCCAGGAAGACGCAAAGGCGGAAATCGAACGCGTAAACGCCATGATGCAAAGACAAGCTGAAGCGGCGTTCGGGTTGGCCCAGGAATGGCATGGGTTCGAAGAAGATCGGACAAAAACAGCCGAAGACTTTGCTGAAGAACGGGAAGAAATCGAAGCCGCATATCTTGAACAGGTCGCGACCCTTCAGGAAAGGGGAAAGACAACCTACTATCGGATCGACGAAGACGCAAAGCGGCGTCAACTTGCCATAACAGAAGCCCGGATCCAGGAAGCCCTAGAACAGCAAGCGGAATTCAACGAAGAAACGTCGACCCTGGATCGGCTTCGCATGGAAGAACGAATCGCGAATCTTCAGGGCGAAGCCCAGGAACAGCGTTCGATCTTAGAACGATCCTATGACGGCATGGTCGCGGTCGCTGGGGAAAATACGGACAAGCTGATCGCTGAAGCCCAGCGGGATCGGGACGAATCGATCGCGGCGTTGGAAGAGAAAGCCGCGGCGCAAGAAAAGATCCAGCGCGAAAACTTTGGGCGCATGCTGTTGGATACAGCGACCCGGTTCGCCGAAATGCGCGGAATCCCAGCCGAAGAAACGCTTCGCATGCAAACGGAAATCAGCAAACAATATGGGCTGATCGACGAAAAGACGGCTGACAGCGCGAATCAGTGGATTACGGCGCTTGACAAGTGGGCGGACGGCGCAACGGTCGATCTGGGAAAGGTCGCGGAACGGCTGGGCGGCTTTGGCGATACAATGGATACGGAAACCGAAGACTGGGAATCTCAGCTTGAAGAGTTTTCGACGAACGCGCGCGGCGAATTCCAGGACTATGAAGCTTCGATCGGATCCGCGGTCGGGAAGACGGCAACCCTTCGGGACGCGATCAATGAACTACAGTCGAAAGAAATCACGATCACAACCCGGATCCAGGAAATAAAGGAAGTCGTTTCCGATTATTCCCCGGGCGCGACCATTCCGGACATTTCAGCCCAGCATGGGTTCGCTGGCATTGTCGGACCGGGCTTCGGCGGTCCGATTCGGATTACAGCGGGCGAAGGGAATCAGCCGGAACGGGTAACAGTTCAGCCCGTCAACAATTACACCATGAACGTATCGACCCGGGCGACGTCCCCGGCGGTTCAACAGGACTTCCGGATTATGGAAGCTTTAGGGCGAAGGGCATAAAGCATGGGATACTGGAAGATCGTCGTTCCCGAAGAAGGGTTCAACAAAGTTTTGTCCCCCAGCGCGGAAACGGGGAACATTCCGACGGAATACGCGACCTATAACGGCGCGGTTTCGGTTACAAGATATGCGCTTGACAGCTTTTTGGGCTTTCAGTGTTACAGCGTCAATACGAACGGCGCGAATCAGGGGATCAACCTGGACCTTGACACTTTGGCAAACGCGATCCACTATGTCACGTTTGCCCTAAAGAACCCCCCGGGGTCCCCAGGCGTTCAAGTAAGCCTGGACGCGGCGAACTGGCATATTCCCGACGTGATCTATACGGGCTTTGACGGGGACTGGCATATATACGGGACCCAGATCCCGGCGGCGCAAGCGAACGCAAGCGTCGATCTTTACATTCGGACAACTGTCGGCGGAAACATTTACTGGTATGTCGATCGGGTTCAGGTTGAAGAATCCGAATACTGGACAACGTACATGGACGGCGATCAGCCGGGTTGTGAATGGGAAGGCTTTGCCCATGCCAGTGTAACGCGGCGATCGGCGCTGTCCAGGGCTGGGGGACGGGTCCGGGACTTGGCGGACGTTTACCATTTCGATATCGAATCCATGGACGGCGCTGGGCTTCCCCCGACAGAATTCCGATCTTTCGAATATGCGCTTTCCCCGGGTGGGGACGTTTCCCAGGTCCGCGATACCATGCGACCCTTGACTTTGACGGGCGTCCTGGAAGACCCCGCGTCCTGGAACAGCCTGGAAGACTTGCGATCGGCGCGAAGGGACTTGATCGAAGTTCTGAAGGGCGATTCGCTTCCCTTGAACCTGGGACGTCCCCAGCCTGTTCGCTTATGGTACACTGAAGGATCGGATTATCCCCCGCGTTACATCGATCTTCATTACGAAGAAGGGCTTCGGTTGGCTGTCCATGGGACCTTCCCTTGTTCGGAAGTTTTGGCGCTTCGCTTTCTGGCTGAAGATCCCTACTTTTACGAAATCAAAGACTTTGCGCGATCGTTGCAGACAAGGGATACACTGGCAAATACACGGCTTGTTTACGGGCGGATCAAAGACAATGAAATTTGGTCGAACCTGGGTCCCCCGAATGCCGCGGGGACCTATACTTCGATCAATGCGATCATCTTTGGTCCGGACGGGAAGCTTTACGTTGGGGGGAACTTTACGACCTTTGACAATATAGCGGGCGCGGATTACTTATGCCGATACGACTTTGAAGCCGCGACATGGGAACTTGTCGGTCCTGGGGGAAGTGTAAACGGGATCGTTGACGCTTTGGCGCTGGGTCCCGATGGAATAATCTATATCGGCGGACAGTTCACAAACCTGGGCGGCGGAACAGGGGACAGCTTTTCAAGCTATAATCCGGTTACGAATACCTTCAGCAACGTTGGCGATATTACGGGCGCGGCGGTCGCGACCATGACAACTGTAAACGATATCGCGTTCGATACGAACGGCGATATATGGATCGTCGGGAACTTTTTGAATGTCGGCGCAAGTCCGGCGGCGGACTATATCGCGCGATACGACTATTCTGCGGGCGGCTGGGGGACCCCCCTGGGGGCAGCCCCGGCAACCGCGACCATGTATTCGGTTATAGTCGACGCGGATCGTTATGTCTGGGTTGGCGGATCGGCGGCGAATATCGGCGGGCTGGGCGCGAACGGGAACTATATCGCAAAGATATATCAGGGTGTTGTATATCAGGCGGTCCCGTCCGGCGCTAACAACGTCGTGAATGCGTTGGAACTGGCGGACGATCAGTCCGTTTATGTCGGCGGCAACTTTACGACTTTGGGCGGAAATACAAGCTGTAATTACATCGGGCGCGTCTTCGCTGGGCAAGCGTTCGATCTGGATCTGGGCATGGGCGCGCGCGTTTGGAATATCCACAAAGCCCCAGACGGGACCATGTACGTTTCCGGCATATTTTCGACCGCGGGATCGTTGACGGTTGATCGGATCGCGGCATGGAATGGGTTCGCATGGGTCCAGGTTCCTGTTTACAGCGGCGCGGGGACAGTATATGAAATCGTGGCTGGGAATCCGGATCCGACAACTGAACGGCGATATGATCTATTTGTGGGCGGAACACAAACGGGGACCGTTTATACTGGCGGGCGGACGGCGTTTAGCTATCCTGGGGATCAGGCGGCAAAGCCCCAGTTCCGATATTACGATCCGTCCGCGGTCGCGGATCTTTACGTCTTCCGGAACGAAACGTTGGGAACGGATCTGTTCATGAATTACGGCGTCCGGGACGGCGAAGACTTTCGAATTGATCTTCGACCCGGGAAAGTGTTGGTCTATAGCACCTTTGGCGGGCGGCAACCCGGCGCGATTCTTCCGGGAAGCGATATTGAAGAGTTCCGGGTTATCCCCGGGACGAACATAATCAGCATGTTCACCCCGGAAGCGACGGGCGCGGGCTTTATCAGCATGCCGATTCGTTATGGAAGTGTTGACTAAATGGGAATCGAAGTCCGTATCTATGATGACAAGGGAAGCCCCTTATATCACCCCCGGGACCTTCTTCGTTTCGAAGCCGTCCGGACGCTGGGGGACGTCGGCGGCTGTCGGCTGACCCTTCCGGACGGGAAATACAAGATCGGCGATTTCCGGCGCGACATGCTTATTGTTTTCACGTATGAACTAAGCGGGTTTGGAACGACATGGGCTTTTCTTTTGCGCGAACTGGGACGGGTCCCCGGCATGGTTATCCTGGACGGGGACGGTCCCCTTTGTATCGCTGAAGATCGTATCGTGGCATATGCGGCACATACGGACGAAACGGAAAAGACCGACAGCGCGGACGATATCATGCGCGAAGTCATGCGTGAAAACCTGGGGACCCAGGCGACAACGGCGCGCGATCTGTCAAGCTATATCACGATCGGAAGTGATCTGGGACAGGGTCCCAGCGTTACCAAAGCTTTCGCATGGCAAAACGTCCTTACGGTCCTTCAGGATCTTCAGGGACAGGCATTGATCAAGGGGACAAAGGTTTATTTCGATCTTGTCCCGATTTTCAGCGGACAGAACATTCACTTTCGCTTTGACACATTTTTGAATCAACCGGGCATTGATCGAACGTCGGGCGCACAAAAGCTTGTCTTTTCAGAAGAGCGAAATAACCTGATCGATCCGTCTGTTTGGTATGTTTGGCGACAGCGTCCGACATATGTTTACGCGTTGGGACAAGGCGAAGGGGAAGACCGGACCCAACAGGAAGCAGAAACCGCGGGGCTGAATGACAGTATCTGGGCGCGGGTTGAAACCTATATTGACGCGCGCATGTCGGAAACGGACGCGGCGGTTCTGGCTGAAGGCGAACGGGAACTGGGCGAACGGGGACCCGTTATTCGATTCGAAGGCGGCGCGATCGATACGGACGGATCGCGGTTTGCGGTCGACTGGCAATTTGGCGATCGGGTAATCGCGCTGTATGATCAAGTCGAATACGAATGTCTGATCGATACGGTTCATATCGATCTTCAGGCGGGCGAACCGATCGCTATCTCAGCAAAACTTGTTTATGAAGGACTGATCGGATGACTGAAAGAACGGTCGCGCGGATAGCAACGGTCCGGAAGGACATTCGGCGCGGCGGCAAAGCCGAAATCTTACATCGGGATCAGCATGCATGGGCGCATGCGATCAGCATGGCGCTTGCGTTTCCCGGGCTTCGCGGAATTTGGCCCATGTCGGTTGTGTCTTCCGGCGGGATCGCGAATACGGTCGCTGGGAATTCGGGAAGCCTGTCTTATAACGGAAACCCAAAGTTCGGGAACGACGGCTTTGTTCCATACGTTGATCTGGATGGGACCGGGGATTTTTTGGATCATGCGGATTCGATCGAATTTGACATTCTGGGGACTGAATCTTACATGGACAGCCCCGGTCTAACGCTGGGCGGTTGGTTCAAGTTCGACAGCGAAACCCCAGGGGCGGACGAATACTGTATTTCGAAAATGACAGGCGCGGGGAACCGTTCATATCGCTTATATCATGACAACCTGGGCGGCGCTTATTTCGGCATTTCAGACGACGGGACGAACTGGGACGGCGTATTATCGACCGCGGTTACAAGCGGCTGGACATTTCTCGCAGGGCGATTTACCCCTAGTACAGAAGTCGCGGTTTGGGTTGACAGCGTCAAGGCGACGAATGTCGCGGCGATCGGCGCATCTATTTTCAACAGTTCAGCAACCTTCGACGTCGGCGCGTTCGGGGCTGGAAGTGCATTCATGGCGGGTTTGGCTTCCATGGTCTTTCTGGCGGCTTCAGCGGTTGAAGACGATTTGATCGAAGCATTTTACCAACAGTCGCGCGCGGCTTATGGCGCGTAGAAAGGATCAGACATGTTGTCCAGGTTTATAAACGGCATTCACGACGAAGGCGATCCGGCGCTGTTCGCCGGGTCCGGCGGAACGATACTGCTTCCCCGGGCGGTCGGGCATGATCCGAACGACATGGGCGGAATCGGGGATATCAGCCCCTGGGACGGCTTGACGGTCGCGGTCCGGATTCAGCATGCATGGGGAACGCATGGCGGCTGTATAGCACCGGAACGCTTCATGGGGGACTTTGTCCGGCGCGTTGGGAATTATGCAAAGGCGTCCCCGGGCGTTCACGTCTGGATCATCGGGAACGAACCGAACGTCGACTGGGAACGTCCCGAAGGCGTCCCGATCCTTCCCCGGTTCTATGCTGAAACCGTCCAGGCTTGCGCGGGCGCGATTCGGGCGAACCCAGGACATATTGACGATATCGTGATCCCGGGACCGACAGGGCCATGGAATAACCAAACGACATACGAAACAAACCCGCGCGGGGACTGGGTTCAGTATCTTCAGGACGTTTACTTGTTCCTTCGGGGCTGGGGATTCGACATTCAGGCGACAGCGATCCATACATACACCCATGGGACGTCCCCGCGGCTTGTTTACGTCGATCAACCGATGGGTCCCCCCTTCCAGGATCGACAGTTCGAATTCAGGGCGTTCGAAGATTACGCGGGCATGTTCGTTCGGATCGGGCTGGGGGACGTCCCCATGTTGATTACGGAAACCGATCAGAATGAACCCTGGGTCGCGAACGGTTGGATCAATGAAGCCTATACCTTTGTCGAAGCCTGGAATTTGGCTGAACGAAAGCCGACGATCGGGTCCCTGATCTTGTATCGTTGGGACCATGACAAGTTCGAAATCGTCCGGAAGCCGGACGTTATAGAAGAAATCAGAAGCGTATTTTCCAGGGGAATAACCTGGAAGAAAGGGGATCAGGAAATGCCGGAAGAATGGAATACCGTTTATGGAACGTCGTTCGACCCCCCCGAAGGCTGGGTTTATCAGAACGGAATCAGCGAACTAGAAGTTCCCGGGGACGGCTGGATCGCGGAATGGTATGAAGACCCAGCCGAAGGGAAGTTCGACCGTCCAGAAATCAAGCCAAAGATCCGGGACGGTCAGACGAATCAGCCGGAAGTCCGGACTGAACCGCGGTCGCTATCGATCGGGACGGCATTCGCGTCCCATAGGGCATGTGTCCGAAAACAGCTTGTCGGCGTCAAAGCCGGACAACAGATCCGGGCGTTTTGCTGGGTCATGGGCGTTTCGCATCATAACGACGGATCCGTCGGCGGCGGGCTGGGACAGGTCCTGGGCATTGTCGCGGACGGGGAAGACTTTCTTTCCGGGTCCTATGGATCATGGTATTCGTCGGATGATTCGTCATGGACGGAACGAACCTGGGTTCAGATCCACTATGAAGGCTCAGCCCCTTCCGACGATCCATGGATCGTCCTTCGATCGGACGCGCGCGAAGCGTATGAAGCCCAGTACAGCCATTATGATGATCTTTCGGTCGAAGCTTTGGGCGAACCCAGCCCAGGACCCGGACCCGGTCCTTCCCCTGGGGGAACACTGTATGATCATATTGACGCTGTTCGGGCGGCGCTGGAAGAGGTCGACGATCGGCTTCGGGAACTGGAAGACTTTGTGGTTTCCGGTTCCAGGACTTGTCTTTTGATCGAATAGGAGATACCATGGGGATCACGAACCAACAGATCGCCGAAAGCGTTCAGGACGCTATTCGGCAAATGGGGGAAACCGTCGATCACGCCATGACTGAAATCGCAAAGATCGCGCAAGCGTTCAGCGAAGCCCAGGATCGACGGGCTGAAGTATATGAACGGACTATGGCGAAGCTTTCGGCGGAAAACCGCGCGGACCATGAAGAGTTCAGGGACGCGATCGCGGAAATGTCTGTCTGTCTGAAATTGCTTCAGGCGAATCAGGATCGGCATGACAAGAACTGGGCGCGCGTCTGGGCGATCATTGTCGCGGTTATCGTGATCCCTGTTGGGGCGGCTGTTATTTCTTTGGTCCTTCATACGTAAAGGAGAATCGGGCATGCTGGAAATGATGATCGGACCCGTCCAGGTGGTTTTGTTGGTCCTGGGCATTGTCGAAGCCGCGAAGCGGTTCGGCGTGAACGGGAAGGCGTCGGAAGCCTTGGCGCTGGGGATCGGCGTTGTCCTGTTCGGGGTTGCGTCCGCGATCGAAGCGGGCTTGATCCCGGACGCGGCGGTTATGTATATCATAATCGCGGCGCGCGCGATCGCGGGCGCTTTGGCGGCAACCGGATACTATGATCTGGGGAAGAAAGTTCTTCGACAGGCGGCGGCTTCGATCGCGGGCGTTCCGCGGGTCATGCGGAAGTAAGCGGACAATTCAGGGGGATCGAAGACGGGGACCCGGCAACGGATCCCCGTCTTTCGCGTTCTGGGCGCTATATCGCCGGACCGTGAAGGCTGTAGGGGAATTCTTGATTATAGCGCGCGCGACGATCTTCGAAGCTGATCGCGACGTCGGCGGACAGTTCGAACATGGTTTCTTCGTCGATCGGGTCCCGAACGTTGAATTCGATCAAGGCGTCTTCAGCAAGCTGGGTCGCGTTGACAAGATCGGTCTTTGGGTCGACGAATTCTTCGACAACTTCGCGCATGTAGGCGCGGACTTCGGTTTTGTTCAGCATCTTGTTTGCCCCTTTCAGGCGATCGGAATGTATTCGCGGCGAATCCAACCCGCGGCGTTCTGGGCGTCGACCCGGAACCCCTTCGGGGATTCTACAAAGGACAGATCCTGGGCGGTTCCTTCGGCGGCTTGTTTCTGAATCTTTTCCAGGCATTCCCGGCAAAGTGTTTTATGATGCAAGCCCAGGGTATTCGCCCATGTCGCTTCGAACTTGGCGACCCGGCTACAACGCTTCCCGTTTCTGTACTCCATACAAAGGGCTTTCCCGGCTTTGTTCGTCAGCGTTTGGCGCGGCATGTTCTGTCCCCTTCTAGGGGGACCCTTTCGGGTCCCCCTTCGATTCCTAGTCCATTTCCCGGCGAAGAATGTCCAGGTAATACCTATACGCGACTTGATCGACTGGGCTTCGCGGGTTCGAAAGCCCGGTCAGCATCTTGACCCGAATCAGTTCTGGGCGGCTTTGGGGGACTTTGATTCCGATTTCGTCGAACCCCCAAGTCGTTACCTTCAGCCAACCTTCCCCGTCCCGTTCCAGGTCCAGGGTGAAAACCTGTTCCGCGTTCCAGCCGTCCGGAACTTTGCCCATGTCCCGGCGATATGACCGGGCGCTCTTGCTTCTCAGAAGATGGTTTGTGGCTTCCTTCGTTGCTTGCTTCAGGGTCTTCATTTCGTTTCCCTTTCTGTCTGTATCCCCCCGGACAACTATATTATAGCAGAATTCTAGAATCTTGTCAAGGGGTATTCACGACGAATTCACGTAAAAAGGGGACGAATTCGGAAAATTCGTCCCCCATTCAAGCCCGGATTAGACTGTTTTCGTTTAGATTTCGTCCCCCCATGCCCAGCCCGGGAACGCGTCGTTCAGCCCCGGGACAACGGGACGGGCTTCGAATTTCTTTCCATCGAAGAACGCGACCCCGTCCCGGATCGGAATCAGGTTGTATCCATAGTCGATCGTCCCGTCAAAGTCCAGGATCAATAGTCCCTGTTGCCATTGTTGCTTTGTGGTTTTCCCTGGGACCCGTCCGTCAATATGGCATGTACAGCCGGGACAGACGGCTTCGATCGTCCTGGGTCCGTCCCGATAGAACATGGTCCGTCCCTGGACTTCCCGACGGTGTATGTGTCCGAAGATTTCGACGGCGTCCGAATCCCATGCCATGGCTTTCGCCGTTCGTCCGGGCGCGCGGGCTTTGGGACCATGCCGAAGAACGACGGCTTCATTGATCCAGTCGTCGTCGTCTGGGTATCCCCCGATCCATTCGATCCCCAGGCTGTTCAGCCCCAGGGCTTTTTGAATTGTCAACAGCCCCGGTCCTTCTGGCGCGTCCGCGGATTTCAAGTCATAAGCCCATGCCATGCGCTTGACGATCGCGTCGATCCAGCGGGCTTCATGGTTCCCTTCGTGGCATGTGATCTTTGCCCCGGGAAAGGCGGACCGGAATCGGGAAAGATGGTAATGGGCTTCGTAAACCGCGGGCTGGGTCAAAAACTGATATTCGGGCGATCGGACAAAGTGATCGGTTGTGTCCGTCCAGTCATTCAGATCCCCCAGGAAGTCAACCCGGGAAACCCGGGCAACCTGGGCGATTTGTAACGCAAGATCCAGGACCCGGCGATCGTGAAGGGGGACAAGTCGCATGGTCTTCATGCTTTCGCGCGCGAAGCCTATATGGGCGTCCGCGATTACGATCGACCTTCCTTCGGCGGCTTTGGGTTCTGGCGGTTCAGGCGCGGGGACTTGGGCGGTTACAGCCTTGATCATCGGGCGGACTTCGATCGGGTCCTTTCGCACAAAGCGACAGGAAACCGAATACAGCGTTATCGTTTCCAGCCCCTGTTTCTTGACGTATCCTTCGACGATCTTTCCTTCGGACCAAACAAGATCGGCGCGTTCTTTCTTTGCCCAGCCGTCCCAGGTTTTGAATTCGGGCTGAAGCGGTTCCCAGACGTCAAGGTCGATTGAACAGGCTTCGATCAGTTCGTCCAGGGTTTTGATCTGGGGACCGATAACAGAAGCTTCAGCATAGTTCCCCTGTTCGGCGAATCGGGCTTCCATAGGATCGGGTTCGTTTGGCTTCGGGTCGACAAATCCGGGCGGCGGTTCAGGCTTTGGTAATTTCGTC